TTCATCATCAAGACGTGATCGCATAGAGGCCCCCACCCTGCCCTCCCCCGTTCATAGGAATGACGGGGGAGGGAGTAGGAGGCCCTCGCGGGCGAGAGTTCGCGGGGGCTTTTTTGTTTGGGGGGCATTGACAGGAGGCCATAGGTTGTGCTAGATTGTGAGTAGGTACTAGATATTGGGGTTGGGGATGGTGTGTTTAGTCGGGGGGCGATCCACGCGCGTGTGGGTTGCCCCTTTTTGTGTGCACAAACGAGAGGAGATCAAATCAAGATGGACACTCAGGCAATCGTGGGAATTCTGGTGGTCGTGGTCGCGTGTGGGCTGGCGTTCGCGGCGGGGGTGAAGTTCTATCCCCGGCTCAAGAACGAGCAGCAGGGCTACCCGATGGAGGCGGCCGTCGAAGTGGCGCTTTTGCCCATCATTTACCAGGGCATCTGCGCCGCTTATCGTCTGGGCGAGCAGGGCGTGGGCGAGCTGAAGCAAAGCCTCGACGGGGCGGATAAGAAGGCCATCGCCGACAGCATCTATAAGCTGCTGCCCGACTCGGTGGCCGGATTTGACCTGTCGCTGATCAAGCGCGTCGTGACGCCGGCGCGCTTCCAGCAGCTCGTGCAGGACGCCTTCGACCGCTTCGACCGCTTCTACGGCGAGCACAAGGGCCACTTCGACGAGATGTTCGAGGCGTGGAAAACCGAGAACAGCTTATACATAGGGTAATTGTGTGACATTCGCAGACTTAAAATACCTTATGGAGAATTACGGCTGGTTGGTCGCTGTAGTTCTGGTGCTTATTCTCAACGGCGATAAGATCACCGCCAGGCTGGGGACATTCATTCCCCCGCTGGCCGACTGGCTGGAGAAGCGGCGAGTAGAGCGGGAGGTCATAGCCAGCGCGCGGCTTAGCGCCAGGATAGATCAGGACGAAGCGGTTTTACATCACGAATTTGACACCGAGGCCGTTACTCAGGCCCATCAGATGCGCCAGTCAACCGAGCTGATGGGCATTCTGAAAGAGACGCTGAAGAACTTTTGGGTGGATAGCAAAACCCGCGATGAGCAGTGGGAGCGGGTATACACGGCGTTACTGCGCATGGAGAGCACGCTCTCGCTGCACACAATGACGATTAGCCGCCAGGCAGATGCCTACGGCAACCTAGCGTGTGTCAGGGAAGCGCGCAGGGCGGCCCACGAACGTGCGACGAACGGCGGGGAGAATAATAAATGAGCATTGATACCCAGCTCAACATAGCCGCCGTCGTGCTGGCCGGCATCGTCGCGTTTGTTGTCCTGAAGAACAGGGCCGACATCCGGGCGGCCCGGATATTGGCCCAAAAAAATCACGTAACGATTGAACATTTGCCGGACGACATCGCGCCGGCCAAAGAGACCCTCGAACGGGTCATCGAAAAAAACGAGCGCGTTACCAATCTGTTGGTCGAGGCTTCTCAGTGGATGGTCGAGCAAAAGGCGGCCCTCGATGAGGTCGAAAAGCTGAAGCGGCAGGTCGATCAAGCCGCTTATAAGCTGGAAGCCAAGAACGGCGAGGTGGTCCATCTAACCGACATGCTACAGCGCCAGATCGGCGTATCGAATAAGCAATCGGAGAGCATCCGGCGGCTGGAGAATATCGTTCAGGAGCAAGCGCGGACCATCGACGGCCAGCGAAAGCTGATCGAGGAGCAATTGAACGCAATTCTCAACATGATGGCGAAGGGATAATGACGCACTCGCGTAAGACGCAGATCAGAGCCTTCTTTATAGCGATAGCGGTGCTGGCGGCAGGCGGGGCGGCGTGCGCGGCGATCAGATGGTGGTGGGCGATGGGGAGCAGGTTTCAATGAATTTATCGCTGGTCGCCCTCGTCTTTTTGTATGGGGTCCTGGCGGCCGTCCAACACGGCCTCTTCGAGCAGGTCGAGCTGAACCGGCTGGGCAACGGCGGGGAGATGGCCGGGCCGGGGGTGGTACGCATCGCGGTTGAGGACTGCGGCTATCTGGGCAGGCGCGGGATTATGGCAGTGGATGGACACGGCAGCTATCGGGTGTACGTGGTGGATTGCCAGCAGGCGGCCCACCGACTGCAACAGCCGATGAGCCGACGCGGTCTGGTCGCCGACGTGGACCGGCCGGAGCTCAATCACCGGCGGGCGGTGATTGTCTTGGGGGCGGAATGAGCCAGTTGATAGCGGCGGCGGTGGCGAGCAGCGGACGCCCGGTGATTTGGATGGGCGGGCCGTTCTGGGCAGACGTGTGGTGGGTGCGTAACACCCTTCTGTGTGAACGCAAGGCGGAGGGGGACCATCCGAACGGCGCGCCGTTCAAGCTGGACCTGGCGGCGCCGGCGTGGGTGACGTTGGTGGGTAGGCGAGAGGGCGGCGAGTGGGTGCTGACGGCGCAAGAGCACACGGCGCAGCCGCCCAGCGCGCAATCGGTGGCGGTGACCGGGCCGACGTTGTTGACGGTGGTGGAGGAAGTAGAGCCGGAACCGGAGCCTGAACCAGAGCCGGAGCCGGAACCAGAGCCGGATCCGGAGCCGGAACCCGAAACACCACCGCTTGACCCGGCGAATATCAATGCTCTCATTCTTTGGCGGGCGAACGCTACGGATACACCGCCGGTCATCCCAAAAGCGTATTACGTCTACATCGACGCCGATTTGATGGGGGGATTGCTGGAAACGGTGCGCGAGAAGCTGGTGGAGGCGATTGGGGCGCAGATGGTGAGGGCGCACCTTAAGAGCCTGGGGCAGTAGGTATAATCGGGCTTATCGTGACTGGGGTGATAGTTTCCAAATGGGCGACCAAGTAGATTTCTTCTTCAGTTCCCTTGATTTCCATCTGGCAAGAGGGCTTGAGCCTAATCAAGCTCTCGCCGCAGCAATTGAAGATTATGCGGCGGTCTATCACGCTAAGGATGATGGCCGGACACCTCTCCAACGAGCAGCGCAAGCCGTGCTGAAGCGAATGGGGGAAGATAGCAGTACAGAGGAGCGTGGGTCTGGTGATTGACGATCTCTCCCTCACCCCCAGCCCCTCTCCCGCTGGGAGAGGGGAGGAGGAAGCAGATAATACGACGCCGGCGTTCCCGGCCTCGGAGGAGACGCCGGGGCAGGCGGAGAGCCGGACGGCGCACCAGATATTCAGGGAGCGGCGGGAGGAGTGCCCGTGGTGGGCGGAGTTCATCGCATTAAGGCGGGAAGGGTGGACGTGGAGGGTGGCAGCCTACATCGCGTGGGCCAGCTCGCCGGTTAGGGATAGATGGCCGGCCAGCCAGGAAACGCTGGCGGTCGAGGTGCTGGGGCTGAAGTCTGACCGGGTGATCCGCAATTGGAAGAAGAAATTCGAGGGGATCGACGAGCGGATCGCGGAGTTGCAGGTGGCACCGCTGATGAAGCACCGGCGGGACGTGATCGATGCGCTGATCACGGTGGCCAGCACGCCGGAGGCGGGGGCGCACCAGGACCGGAAGCTGTTTTTGCAGATGACGGGGGACGCGCCGGAACCGGCCAGGCTAGGGGTGGATGTGAGAGGCGCGCTAGGGGTAGACGATCTGGCAGAGTTAGATGACGATGAATTGGACGAGAGGATCGCACGGCTCAGCGCAGCCGTTGGAACGCCGGCAAAAGGTGGAACTGGCGGCGGCACTGGCGGAGAAGCAGCGCCGGCTGAAGGTGCGGACTAGCCCGTGGAGAACGGGTGATTACTTTGTCCGCGACGATGGGCATCTATATGTTCCCAATCCGGGCCAGCAGTTGTTTCACGAGAGCGGCGTGCGCTACAAAGCGCTGGTGGGCGGACGGGGATCGGGGAAGAGCACGGCGGGGGCGCAGGAAGCGTTGAGACGCATCAGGCGCGGGTTGCCCGGTCTGGTGCTGAACCCGGACTTTGAAAACTTCAAACTTTCGACGTGGCCAGAGTTCAAGCGGTGGATCGCGTGGGAGCACGTGATTGCTAGGGACCAGCGGATGGGGGAGTTTGGATGGGAGCCAACGGCCCCGTTTGTGATCCACTTCGACAACGGCGCGACGGTCAACTGCAAGGGGCTGCGAGATGTGGACAGCGCGCGCGGCCCAAACGTCAACTGGCTGTGGTATGACGAGGGCCAGAGGGACCGGACGGGGGCGAGCTGGAAGGTGGCCATCGGCGGCGTGCGCGTGGGGCCAGACCCGTCGGCGTGGGTGACGATGACGCCGCGCGGGAAGCGGCATTGGACATTCAAGATGTTCGTGCAGCAGGAAGTTCCGGCAGAGGTCCAAGTGCTGCTGGACGAGCTGGGGTACAGGGGTCCGCTGTACGAGTACCATCACGCGAGCATCCACGACAATCGCGCCAACCTAGATCCGCTATTCTACGCCTCGATGATGACGGCCTACACGGGCAAGTGGGGGGAGCAGGAGCTAGAGGGTCTGTTCGTCGAGACGGCGGAGGGGTTGGTTTATGAGGAGTTTGGGGCGGACAATATCTCAGCCCTGGCGGACTATGAAAAAAAGCGCGGACCGGTTGAGATTGCGTATGACGATGGATTTGCTCATAGCCCGCGCGTGTTTCTGTTCATCCAAGTTGATGATAAGGGCGTCGTCAATATCTTCGATGAGCTGTACCACACGCGGCACCTGCCGGCGGTGTGCATCAGCGAAGCCAAGGCGATGGCCAAGGGGTATGGGATTGAGCATTTTGAGATCGCGGTAGGCGACCCGAGCGCCGTGCAACTGGCGGAGGCTCTACGGCAGGCGGACATTCCGGCCAGAGGCGGTTCGGCAGGGGTCATCGAAGGGATCAACAACATCCGGCGACTGGTGCGTGGGGCAGATGGCAAGGTGGGGTTAAGGGTCCATTCGCGGTGCAGGAACTTCATCCGAGAGATGGGGGAGGATTACCAGTACCCGGAAGGGGCCAAGGGCGATGAAGTGAAGCCGGTCAAGGAAGAGGACCACGGGCCGGATGCGATTAGAGAGTGGGCGTGGATGAGGATGAGGCGGAGATAGATGACTTGCATAATCGGGTTGGTGGAAGACGGGAAGCTCTATATGGGGAGCGATTCGGGCGCGATGGCTGGATGGGATAAGCGGCTCCGAAAGCGCTCCAAAGTCTTCAAGGTCGGGGAGTTCACCGTTGGTTATACCTCTTCTTTCAGAATGGGGCAGATTTTGCAGTTCCATCTTAACGTCAGGGCGAGAGAAGAGGGTGAAACGGTTGATGAGTATATTGTGAGAGGCTTCATCGAGGCGGTCCGTAAGGCGCTCAAAGACTATGGTTACACCAAGGTAGAGAGCAATCGAGAGGAAGCCGGTGAATTTCTTCTTGGCTACCAAGGGCACTTGTGGAATGTTAGCGATGACTTGCAGGCAGGCGAGAATGTGGACGGGTTCGATGCTGTGGGCTGCGGCGCGCCTTACGCATTGGCAGCGATGAAGGCCCTTGATGGACTTCCGCCACTGGCGCGAATAGAAAAGGCGCTGGCGATCAGTGCCTATTTCAGCAACGGCGTTTCTGGCCCGTTCGAAGTCGGCGGCGACTTATGATCGACCAAATTAGTAGACAGGCGAGCACGATCAAGGCAGGCGATATAATCGTCGTTAGCGTGTCTGTGGCGCCTTTTGTGGCGGGGTGGCTGGTGGGGTTCGTGGTGAGGGCAGTGACGTGGATAATCGCGGCAGTGGTGGCCGGATATAAAGCGGGTAGGGGGTAAGAATGGAAATCATTGGAAAGTCGAAAACCGGTGGAGATATTGTAGCACTGACACAGGACGAGTCGGAGGTTCTAGTCAGACTACAAGAAGCAACAGAAGGGGGAACCCTGGAGACACTGGCCATGCACCGGTCAATTCTTATGAACAGGGACATGACCAATATTTTCCTGGCGATTGAGCAATTTGCAATGACGAGCTTTGCGGTCAACGGATTACAAGTGCTCATCGATGAGGCTAAAATGCTTTTGTCAGGTCCAAACGAAACCCTAAAGGGGAGATGATGGCTCAATCTATCGTTTGTTCCACTTGCTCTACTCCAATAGCCTCTTTACAGGGTGACAAAATCGTGATAGAATCAAGGCACCACGGTGAACGTCACATCACGGTGATTACACTAGATGAGTTGACTGCGAAGATAAAGCAAGGGCGGCGACTGGAACAGCTACGATTGGCGGGGACAAGGGTTTTGATTGATGGGCATTCGTCCTGAAACGTTTGAGGCTTATGAGAAAGCCGATTTTATTGAGCGCGTCTATATCCGGCTTTGGATTATTGAGGGCTGGGATAAATATTACCCGTGGACGAATGTGCCTGCCTGGTTAGCCCCATATTGGAAAGCGTACAGGGTAGAGAGGTGAACTTCTCAAACCTCTTTGAAGCTGTCGCTATAACGGCAGGTGCAAAGGTGGAATGGCCTGGATTGGAGCCAGGCAGGGCAAGAGTTGTGACTGTCCCTCTCAAGCGTGTTAAAGAATATCGAGTCTTTTCTATCGCGATTGACCAAGCCGCGATGCTAGCGAAGGAACAAGAGACGCCACTTCTCCCGAGAGATGTTGTGGCAACTATGTCAATGGAGAACATCGCACTGCAAGAATTCTGGACAGGGTCGGAATACTTATATATGGGTTTCGGCTCTCGTTCTAATACGCTAGTTATAGGTGTAATTTAGCAGTAGTCTCACTTTTTAACTGAATACTGAGCGTCCTGAACGCCCCAACTGAGCGCCCTGAGCGCCCCAATTGGGGCGTTTTTGTTTTCACGGTGATATTGGATGAGCCTTCTTTCTCTTATCCGAACTGAACACAACAAACTCAAGGGCGTTTCCAGCCATCCCGAGCGGGCCGGGCGGGTGCACCTGGTGCAGCAGCAGGGAGGGGTGACGACGGATTTCGAGGAACTGGACGCCTACGCCGATTATGCCAAGGTGTACCAGGCCTACGTATGGGTGCACAAGGCGGTGAGCAGGATCGCGGAGAATTTCGCGCCTCTGCCGGTGAGGGTAATCAACCAGGACAACCAGGCCAAGTCGCACCTCATCACGGACCTGCTGACCAACGTCAACGACACGATGAACGCGGTGGACCTGTGGCAGCGGTGGGTGGTGCACCACATGCTGGGGGGCGAGGAGTTCCAGGAGGTCGTGGACGATGCGCGGGGGCGGCCGGTGGAGCTGTGGCCGCGGCGGCCGGACCAGGTAGGGGTGCGACCGGATACAGCGCCGGAGCGGGCGCTGTATCCGCGGGTGGCGGGCTACACCTTCGGCGATGAAAAGGACCTCATCCCGCCGGAGAGGATGATACACACGAAGTTTTATAACCCGCTGAGCGAGTGGCGAGGATTGGCGCCGTGCCGGGCAATCCGCGAAGGGATCGTGATCGACGTTTTCGCGCAGGCGTGGAGCAAGGCATTTTTGAAGAGCGGCGCGCGGCCGGATTATGCGGTGATCGCCCCGCAGGGGATCACCACCTCGGAGAAGGAAGCGTTGGAAACGGCGCTGATGATGAAATTCAGCGGGCAGGCGGGATGGCACCGGCCCATTATTTTGGAGCAGGGCGTCACGGACATCAAGACGTTTTCGTTTGCCCCCAAAGATATTGAGTGGCTTGAGCAACGCAAGTTCAGCCGGGACGAGGTGGGGAGCATCTTCGGCGTGCCGGACAGCCTGATGGGCTGGGGACCGGACACGTACGACACGGAGACGAAGGTGCTGGCGGCGATGCGCGCGTTCTGGACGCTGACGATGCTGACGCTGATCAATCACCGGGACACGTCGCTGAACCACTTCTTCACGCGGGTCAGGCCGCTGCTGAAAGCGGGAGAGAAGATTGCGACCGACCTGTCGAGCGTGGGGATTCTGCAGGAGGACATCGGTCCAAAGCTGGAGCAGGCGGGCAAGTTTTTCGCACTGGGGTATGCGCCGAACGACATTAACGCGCGGCTGGGGTTGGGGATGCCGGAGACGGAGGCGGGCAAGGTGGGATATTTGCCGGTGAATTTGCTGCCGGTGGGGGGGGCGTCGCCTCTGGCCACAGCGCCCAAGGCACTGGCGGCACCAGCCAAGAGCAAAAAGGGCGCAGTAGTCTACGGCTCGCCCGAGCACGAGGCGCTGTGGAAGAGCTACGCGGCGCAACTCGTGCCGCACGAGCGGGTGATGCAGAGGGCGTTGAAGAAGGATTTCCAGCGACAGCAGAGCGAGGTGCTGCGCAACTTGCGTGGGGATAAGGGCAAGATGTGGGCGGCTGCGATTAGAGAGTCTGTTGTTAAGGACGTTCCCCTTCCCTCTTCCCCTGCCGACCTGCTCGATTGGGCGGCGGAGGCGAAGTTCCTGGCGGAGAATTACCTGCATTTCTTCGAGGAGACGGCCAAGGACTTCGGGCAACACCAGCTCGACACACTGGGGGTGGACTTGACGTTTGACCTGCGCAACCCGGCAGTGGAGCCGGCCATCCGGCAGATGAGCATCAAAT